CGGAGGACAAGGCCAAGGCGCTGGCCAAGACCATCCGGCAGTCCGGCCTCAAGGTGCAGGCCCAGGTCCAGGGCGACCAGCTCCGGGTCACGGGCAAGAGCAAGAACGACCTCCAGCAGGCGATCGCCCTGCTCAAGGAGCGGGACGAGGGCCTGCCGCTCCGGTTCACGAACTACCGGTGATCCGGTCCGGTCCTCTGCCGTCTGCCTGCGGGTTCATCGGGCCGCCTCGTCGTCGGCGCACATCTGGCGCAGGCCGAGCGCGTCGTCCATGATCGCGCGGGTCCGGTCCCCGGCCTCCGGCCACTGCCCCACATAGGTGTTCAGGGTGACGGTCGGGCTGGAATGCCCCAAGGCGACCTGGACCGTCTTCACACTGGCGCCGGCGTGGATCAGGCTGGTGGCGAAGAAGTGCCGCAGGCCGTGCAGCCCGAACCCCGGTGGCAGCCCGGCTGCGGCGACCGCCGGGATCCACACGTGCGACCAGCTCGCCCGGTGCACGGGCTGCCCCGACTCATTCGTCAGCACCAGCGCGGCCGGCCGCCGCCGGGGGCGGCGCGGGTCGGTGTCGTCGTCCAGGGCCACCGGCGCGACCGGGAACCGCTCCAGATGCTGGGCCAGCGCCAGGCCGGCGACCTCGGGTAGCTCCACGGTGCGGGTGCTGGTCTTGGTCTTGGGCGGCGCGAGGTACGGGCTGCGGCCCGAGGTGACCGTCAGCTGCTGGTGCACGCGGATCTCGCGGCGTAGGAAGTCGACCGAGCTGAGCTCCAAGCCGAACAGCTCGCCGCCGCGCAGGCCGGTCCCCGCGGCCAGCAGCGGGACCGCCCGGTAACGCTCGGGCAAGGCCACCGCGAGCGCGTGGACCTGGGCGCGGGTCGGGATCACCTGTTCGCGGTGGGCGACCTCGGGCAGGCGCACGTCCACACACGGCGAGAGGCCGATCAGCCGGTCGGTGGCCGCCCTGGACAGCATCGACGCCACATAGCTGTAGACCACCCGCAACGTCGAGGGCGCCAGCACCCGCGAGCGGTCCTTGACCCAGGCCTGCAGGTGACTGGAGCGGACCTGGCTGAGCCGCAGGTGCCCGATCACCGGGTCGACGTGCAGCCGGAAGGCCCGCTCGACGAACTCGGCGGTCGAGTCCCGATGCAACTGCTCACCTCGCCACTGCGCGGCGTAGGCGGCAACGGTGACCTGGCCGGCACGGGGGTCGACGTAGGCGCCGCGCACCAGGTCCGCCTCGACCTGGGCCAGGAACCGCTTGGCGTCCTCCTTGTGCGTGAACGCCTTGTGGCGTTGCCGCTCCCCGTCGTGCCAGCGCGCATCCCACCGCCGGCCGGTGCCGTGCCGGCTGGTCGGGGCCCGGGCGCCGGTCGCCCGGTCGGTCCGGTACCAGCGGTCGTCGATGTCAGCCATCAGGGCCCTGCTGTTGTTCGGACTCCAATGCCGCAAGTAACCGCCGCGCCTCCTCAACCCCCGGAGCATCCGGGGTGGGCGCACCCTCGATGAACCTCCGCAGCCATTCAGGGTTGCGGCCAAGCCGCGCAGCGTAGGTACCGAGCTGGTCCGGCGCCCATATAGGTCGACCGCCGGGACGGTCGGGCGGCAGGAACTCGTGCGCGGGCAGTTCGGAGAAGAAGTTGCGCATGTCGGTGCCCTCCAGGTACCAGTCGCCCCTGATCCAGTCGCGGACGAAGCCGACCTGCTCGACCTTGGTCGGGGTGACCTGGTAGGGCTGCTCGTCCTCGAACGGCACCAGCAGATGCACCGGGGCGACGTCCAGGACGTAGGCCAGGGCCAACAGCTCCTCGACGCTCACCGCTCCCCGGAGGCCGCTCTCGAGCTTGGCGACGACCCCACGCTTCCACGGGACGCCGACACGGGTCATCTGCTCGGCGAGTTGGGCCGCGGTCATGCGGCGCCGCTCGCGGACCTCGCGGACGCGCTTGGCGACCACTCGGGTCGGGGACAGAGGCACGTCGTCTTGTTCCATGAAAGAACACTAGCGGTCGTTCTTTGACAAAGTCAACCCGCGACCGCCATCATTCCTCTAGCGAACACCCGTGTTCTTTGGAGGAACAGATGCGCGAGCTACTCACCCTCGACGAGGCGGCCGACTACCTGCGCCGGCCCGTCGACACCCTGCGGTACTGGAGAAAGCTCGGCCGCGGGCCCAAGGCCGCCCGAGTCGGCAGAGGCCTGCTGTACCGCAAGGCTGAACTTGACCGTTGGATCCGGGAGCAGGAGGGCCAAGGTGCGCGGTCCGCCTGACAACGGGCGAGGCCGGGCGCCCGATGAGCTACCCGGCCTCAAGACCCAGTCGAACACCGCGACCAACGGCCCCCCGATCATAGCCGACCAGGGTGACCCTCGGCGCATCGGTGAGCTGCTGGGCGACTGGCTGTCCATCCGAATGGCCGAGGTCGACGACCTGGTCGACGAGGCCCGCAGCCGGGTCGACGCCATCCCCAACCAGAAAACGTTGTGGAGCCTGGTCGGCGAGATCATCGTGCTGCTGCGCGCCCTCGAGCTGGAGGTCGCCGACCTGAAGCGGGGCCGGCGATGAGCGGCATCTTCCACGACCCGCCCGACCACGACAGCGTCGAGGACGAGTGGGAGGAGCCGACCCCCCTGCGGGCCGCCGTCGACCTTCCAGCGTTCCCCGTCGAGGCCCTGCCCGACTTCCTGGCCGCCTGGGTGCGGGCCGAGGCGACCGCCACCCAAACCCCGCCCGACCTCCCGGGCATGCTGGTGCTGGCCACCCTCGCCACCGCCGCCGGGGGCCTGGCCCGAATCCAGGTCAGGCCCGGCTGGCAGGAGCCGCTGAACCTGTTCGTGGTCGTCGCCCTGCCACCGGGGAGCCGCAAGTCCGCGGTGTTCGCCGACGTGACCAGGCCGCTGGTGCGGCTGGACCGCGACGAGCTGGACCGCATGCGTCCCCTCGTGGTGGAGGCGATGACCCGAAAGACCGCCGCCGAGAAGTCGGCGAACAAGGCAATCGAGCGGGCCGCATCCGGCAAGGGCGACGCCACCGAGGAGATCGCCAACGCCATCCGCGCCCAGGCCGAGGCCGAGACCATCATGGTGCCGCCTCTGCCCCGCCTGCTCGCCGACGACACCACCGCCGAGGCCCTGGCCAGCCTCATGGCCGACCAGGGCGGCCGCATCGCCCTGCTGTCGGACGCCATGGCCGGCCGCTACCAGGCCGGTGGCGTCTACCTCGACCCCTACCTCAAGGGCCATGCCGGCGACGAGCTGCGCATCGACCGCAAGGGCCGCGGCGCCGAGTACATCGAACGGCCCGCCCTCACCGTGGGCCTGGCCGTCCAACCTGACGTGCTCCGCAAGCTCCCCGACCACCCCGGGTTCCGTGGTCGGGGCCTGCTCGCCCGGTTCCTCTACGCCCTGCCCGTCAACACCGTCGGCAGCCGCAAGATCGCCCCGCCGGCCGTGCCCGAGGAGATCGCCGAACGCTACCGAGTCGACCTCTACGCCCTGGCCCGCTCCCTGCTCGACGAGCGGGAGGCGGCCAAGCTGGTCGGTAGCGAGGACCCGATCATCCTCACCCTGACCACCCCGGCGGCGGTCCGGCTGACCGAGTTCGAGGCCGAGATCGAACCCCGCCTCCACCCCCACCACGGCGACCTGGCCCACATCGCCGAATGGGGCGCCAAGCTCGTCGGCGCCGTCGCCCGGATCGCCGGCCTGCTCCACCTCGCCGCCCGCCTCCGCGACGGCTGGGGCCAGCCGGTCAACCAGGCCACCATCACCGACGCGATCGGTATCGGCCGCTACCTCACCGATCACGCCCTGGCCACCTTCGACCTCATGGGCGGCGCCGATCCCACCCTGGACGATGCCCGCTACCTGCTGGCCTGGATCGAGCGGAGCGGAGCGGAGACCTTCACCCGCCGCGAGCTGTTCACCGCCCTACCAAGAGGCCGGTTCGCCAAGGTCGACGCGCTCGACCCGTCCCTGGCCCTGCTGGTGGAGCACGGCTACACCCGCCCGCTTTCTCCGCCGGAACGCCGCTCCGGGCCTGGCCGCCCGGCCTCGCCGGGGTTCGAGGTCAACCCGTTGTGGAGGCGTTGAAGTTGTCCGCAGAATCCGCAGAATACGCAGAATCCCGAGGTCAGGCGGTTTCTGCGGATATTGCGGATTCTGCGGAGCCTTCGCGGTCCGCTTGGCGCCCAGCAGCGCGCCTGCCGTCAGCGGGTCGGCGACCCGTGACAGTGTGGGGGCCAAGCCGTACCCTTGACCATGAGGCATGCCTTATGCGCCGGGGGGAGATGGAGATGGCGACTAGTGCGACCACCGACGCCGCCGAGGAGCCACGCGCCCGCGAGCTGACCCGAGAGGAAGGCCGCCGGCTGCTGGACGAGCGCGCCCGCCGCTTCCTCCACATGAGCGGCGCCGAGTTCCGGCGCCGGTACGCCGCTGGTGAGCTCGACCCCGACGACGACCACGTACTCGGAGTCGCCCTGCTGCTGCCACTGGCCGACTAGCACCCTTGGCCGGCCGGACCCCGCACGAGGCGCTGGCCGCCTTCCTCGGCCCACTGCAACGCGCCCTATCGTGCGTGACTCCGGCGGTGCTGGTGCATCGGCCTCCCGTCCCGGACCACGTCCAGGCGCTCGGCGTCTCCGAAGAACCAATCCGGCTCACAACCACCGGCGGCGGGCCAGCGCCACGGCTGTACCTGGAGCAGCAGTATGAGCTGGTGAAGGCGCCCCGCGAGCACGGCCCGTGGAAGGTCACGACCCGAGCCTACCGCTACCGCATCGACTCGCCCGCCGGGACTGAGCTGGTGCTGTGGCACTGGCACCCGGCTGACCGTCAAGGAAACCCCCACCGTCGCCCCCGGCCGCACCTGCACGCCCAGGCCGGGGAGCTGCGAGGCCGGCATCTGCTGACCGGACGGGTGAGCATGGAAGCCGTCATCCGTGTGCTGCTGGACGACTTCGATGTCCGTCCACGCCGCAGCAACTGGCGGAGCGTGCTGGACGCCACCGAGGCGCAGTTCGAGCAGTGGCGCACCTGGCCGTGATGGCGGCTGGTAGGTGGCGTTCTGCTGTTCGGCCCCGGTGCGACAATAGGGCGACCCCGCGAACGGGTCGAGCACTACAGCGCGGAGGTGGGCCGGTGAGCGACGAGCCGCTGGCCTATCCCGTTGGGGGCCGCAGCGGGCTCACCGACGCCGAGCGCAGCGTGCTGGCCTACGTCACCCTCCGCCACGTCGCCGCCGAGCTGGCGATCAGCGACCAGGCCGCCGCCGACCTGCTCGACAGCTACGCTGAGACCGGTGACAGCCGCATCGTCGGCGATCGCCGCGTGGTGGCGATGGTGGTCGCCGGCCGCGAGCTGGTACGGGTCGATCGGGCGTGGCTGCGGGCCGTCGCTCACCGCGGCGCCCCGTCGCTGAACTAGCTCGGCCCGCGTATCGCTTCCCACGGCCACGGGCGTATGCTTTTCCATATCTCTACCGGGAAAGTAGACAACGCTCGAGGTGCCGCCGTGCCGAACCTTCTCGACCAGCTTCGGGAGCGACGCGGCGAGGCCCGCACCGCCGCCGACGAGATCCTGACCCGCGCCGCTGGCGAGGGCCGCGACCCCGCCCCCGACGAGCTGGTGCAGTACCAGGCCCATGTCACGGCCGAACGGGAAGCGGCCGACGCCATGGAGGCCGAACGCGACCGGCAGCTGGCCGAGGTCCGCGCCATGGCCACCCGCGGCCGCACCCCCACCCTGAGCCGCGCGTCCGCCGAGCTGGCCCGCCAGTTCCGCTCCGCGATCTTCGCGAAGAACCCCCAGCCGATCGAGGTGTACGCCGACGAGCTCGCCGACGAGTGGCCCGACGACGTGCCCGAGCCCGTCTACGGCCGCGCCGGGCGGGTCCGGGTGCACACCCGGGACACCCTCAAGACCACGGCCACCCAGGCCCTGTCGACCGACGTCTACAGCACCATCGTCGCCCACCTGGTCGAGACGTCGTCGCTGATGAAGGCCGGCGCCACCGTCGTGACCACCTCGACGGGCGAGGACCTCATCATCCCCAAGTCCACCGGGTTCGTGACCAGCACGATCATCGGTGAGGGCGCGTCCATCACCGAGACCGACCCGACCCTGGCCACCGTGACCTTGAAGGCGTTCAAGTACGCCAACTACTTCGAGATCAGCCAGGAGCTGGCGAACGACACGCCGACGAATCTGCTGAGCTTTTTGGCCACCCAGGCCGCCCTGTCGCTGGGGCTGGGCACGACCGGGTACGGCGACGACATCATCAACGGCGTCGGCACCACCCAACCACGCGGGCTCCTGCTCGACGCCGGCACCGGGGTCACCGGCCCCGCCGGCACCGGGACCAGCCTGGGCGTCCAGGGCACCGTAGGCCACGGCAGCGACGCCCTCTGGAACCTCATCGGGTCGGTTGCCGAGCCCTATGCCGAGAGCCCCTCGGCCGCGTTCCTCATGCGCAACGCCAGCAACGTCATCGTCCGCAAGCTCAAGGCCACCGACGGACAGCCTGTGCAGGGCCTGACCGACCGCCGCACCATCCTCGGCTACCCCGCCTTCGTCGACCCGTTCATGCCCGCCATGGCGAACGGCGCCGAATCCATCGCCTTCGGCGACATGAGCAAGTACTTCATCAGGATCGTCAACGGCGTGCGGTTCGAGCGCAGCGACGAGTTCAGATTCCAGGACGACCTGATCGCCTTCCGCTGCATCCTCCGTCTCGACGGCGCCCTGGTCGACACCGGCGCGGTCAAGACCTTCGTCAACACGACCTGATCGCTGTGAGCGTCGTCCGGCGTTGCCTCGGGTGCTCGGCCACCTACCCCCTCGACGCGCACGCCTGCCCCAAGTGCGGCAGCCACGCCGCCGACGTCGAGACCGTGGCCAAGCCGAAGCCGCCACGATCGCGAAAGACCTGAGCCGATGCCCTGGCAGTGGCCATTCAAGCGCCACGACCGGGCGCTATGGAACGTCGGCGACATGCCGGCCGCCGAGACCTACGCCGCCATGCCCGTCAACCCGACCACGGCCCTGCAGCACTCGGCCGTCTGGGCCTGCGTCGACCTGATCGCCAGCGCCATCTCGACCCTCCCGCTGTACGCCTACCGCCGCGGCGACCGCGACCCCCTGCCCGACCTGCCGCCCCTGCTGCGCCAGCCATCGGCGACCATGAACCTGCCCGACTGGCTGTACGCCGCCCTCCAATCGCTGCTGCTGCGTGGCAACTGCTACGGGCAGATCGTCGACCGCGCCGGCGCCGGCCTCCTCCCCGCCCAGGTGGAGCTGCTCGCCCCCGACCGCGTCGCCGTCAACGTCCCCAACGGCTCCATCGAGTACCGGGTGGACGGCCAGGAGGTCGACCCGGCGAGCATCTGGCACGTCAAGGCGTTCACCTCCGCCGGCAACGTCACCGGCCTGTCCCCCATCGCCTACGCCAAGCAGGCCGTAGCCCTCGGCCTGGCCGCTGAGAAGTTCGGGGCGCAGTTCTTCGGCGACAGCGGCATCCCAACCGGGATCATCACCGTCCCCCAGATGGTCACCGCCGAGAACGCCGACATGCTCAAGGAACGATGGGCAGCCACCTACGGCCGCCCCTGGAGCCACCGCCGCATCGCCGTCCTCGGCGGCGACGCCAAGTTCCAGCCCATCACCATCCCCCCCGAAGAAAGCCAATTCCTGGAGACGACCCGCGCCAACGTCGCCACCGTCGCCCGCTACTTCCGCGTCCAGCCCGAGCTGATCGGCGGCGAGTCCGGCGGGAGCCTCACCTACGCGAACGTCGAGCAACGCGCCCTCGACTTCCTCCAGTTCGGCCTCGCGCCCTGGCTGGTCCGCATGGAGACCGCCATCAGCGGGCTGCTGTCCTCGACGACCACCGTCAAGTTCAACGCCGGCGCGCTGGTCCGCACCGACCTCCTCACCCGCTACCAGGCCCACGAAAGCGCCATCCGCGCCGGGTGGAAGCTCCGCAGCGAGGTGCGGGAGCTAGAGGACCTCCCACCCGTCGCCGGCATCGACGACCAGGCACCACCACCCGAGACAGGGGCTGTCGCATGACCCTGCATACCCGGCAGTTCACCACCTCCCTCGCGCTGCGGGACGAGGGAGACGGCCGCACCCTGGTCGGGCCAGTCCTCCCCTGGGACAGGGAGGCACGCGTGCTCGACCGGGGCCGGCTCGTCACCGAGACATTCCAGCGCGGCGCGCTGGCCGGCACCGACCCCGCCCGAGTGCCGTTGACCGCGCTGCACCCCAAGGACGCCGGCACCCTCCCCATCGGCGTCACCGTCGAGCTGCGCGACGAAGCCGACGCCCTCCATGGCGCCTGGCACGTCAGCAAGACCACCATCGGGGACGAGGTCCTGGAGCTGGCCCGCGACGGCGTACCCCTCGGCCTCTCCATCGGGTTCGCCGAGGTCCCCGGCGGGAACCGCTGGTCAGCAGACCGCCAGCGCGTCACCCGCACCAGGGCGCTGCTCGACCATGTTGCCGTCGTCCGCGTCCCCGCCTACGTCGGCGCCGGCGTCGCCGGGGTACGGGAGCAGGCCGCCCGAGCCGAGCACATGGCCACCTTGCTGGCCCTCCTCCGCGGCCATGGGTAGGCAGAGCAGCGGCGGCTTCACCCGCCTCGCCTACCAGGGCCTCTGCATCGGCTGCCACCGACCGTTCATCGGCAAGGGCGACCGCTGCCCCAAGTGCGCCCGGGAGCTACGCGACCGCAAGCGCCGCAAGCCACGATGACCCGCACCCTGCTCCGCGCCTGCCTCGACTGCGGCAAGCAGGTACGCGGCAAGCCCAGATGCAGGGACTGCACAGCCAAGCGAGACCAGGCCAAGGCGACCAAGCGACCCGACATGCGCACCTATGCCGAGACCGAACGGCGCCGACGCCTGGTCGCCGACCACCGCGCCACCGTGGGCGACTGGTGCCCAGGCCTCGAGGACCACCCCGCCCACCCCTCCGCCGACCTGGTCGCCGACCACGTCATCGAGGTCGCCGTCAACGGGCTGGAGACGGGGCCGCTGCGCGTGCTGTGCCGCGGAGAGAACAGCCGCAGAAGCGCCCGAGTTCTGAGCAGGATGCTCGCCCGCGACCCCTCGCCAGCCGGAGTCGACATCACACACCGCGGCGGCGCTCCGGGTGTCGCGTGAAGGCCGGCCCGAAGGCCGCCGTTGACGGCTCTCCGCTGCCCCTGCGCGGCTCCAGACGGCGCGAGCTGGCGGTTGCGCGGTTCGCTCTCGACTACATACGGGCACCCAGGGGCCACGGCGCCCGCAAGCCCCTCCGGTTACGGCCGTGGCAGCGGGAGCTGATTGCCGCGACCTGGGATCAGCGGCCCCAACCCCGCCTCGCCGGGTGGATGCTGCCCCGCGGGCAGGGCAAGACGTCGCTGACCGCTGTGCTGGCCCTGTATGAGCTGCTGGCCGGCGTCGAGGGTGCCCAGGTCGTGGTCGTGGCCACCGACGAACGGCAAGCCGGCCTGACGTTCCGCATCGCTGTCCGCATGGTGGAGCTCCACCCGGAGCTGGAGACCAGAGTCCAGCTGTACCACGACCACATGACCGTCCCGGCCAGGGGCGCCAGCTTCCATGTCCTGCCCGCGGTGCCCAAGCGATTGGAGGGCCTGGACTACACCCTCGCCCTGGTGGATGAGGCCGGCCGGGTCGACACCGACGTGTTCGAGGTCGTCTCGCTGGCCACCGGGAAGCAGAAGGCGTCCATGGTGCTGGCCATCGGTACCCCCGGCCCGGAGCTGTCCGAGACCGTGCTGGGCCGCCTCCGCACCTACGCCACCGACCACCCAACCGACCCGCTGGTCGTCTGGCGGGAGCACTCCGCCGCCGGGTTCGAGGACCACCCCGTCGACTGCCGCCACTGCTGGGAACTGGCCAACCCCGCCCTCGACGACTTCCTCGCCCGCGACGGGTTGCAAGCGTGCCTGCCGCCCAAGATGCGGGAGGCATCGTTCCGCCGGGCCCGGCTGTGCCAGCACGTCGACCAGCTCGAGGAGGCCTGGCTCCCACCGGGCGCCTGGGCCGCCTGCGCCGACGCCACGGTGGCCATCCCGGACGGGGCCGAGGTGGTCCTCGCCTTCGACGGCTCCTTCAACGGCGACACCACCGTCCTGACCGTCGCCACGGTGGCCGAGCGGCCCCATGTCGACCTGGTGGAGCTGTGGGAGGCCGCCGGCACCCAGGTCCCCATCGTCGACGTCGAGGCCGCCATCCGGGCCGCGTGCCGGCGCTGGCGGGTCCTGGAGATCGCCGCCGACCCGTTCCGCTGGGCCCGCAGCCTCCAACTCCTCGACGGCGAAGGCCTCCCCATCCTGGAGTACCCGCAGTCCCCGGGCCGCATGACGCCGGCCACCGCCCGGTTCTACGAAGCCGTCCTCAACAACCAGCTCACCCACTCCGGCGACAGCCGCCTGGCCCGCCACATCGGCAACGCCGTCCTCCGGGAGGACGCCCGCGGCGCCCGGCTGGCCAAAGAGCGGAAGGACTCACCCCGGCGGATCGACGCCGCCGTCGCCGCCGTCATGGCCCACGACCGGGCCGCCGCCCTGGCCGGCGTTACCCGGCACAGCATCTACATCTGAGCGCGCTACGACCCCGGGGCTTCCGGTCCCCGGGGTCGTAGCCCGGACCGGGCCGAGGAGCGCCATCCGGCCCGGTCTCCGGGGCCGGTGGCCAGACCCGGGGGGCGCAGGGGTAGTGGGCGCACCCGACCACCGACGTACCAAAGAACGCCAACCAGGCGGCCGGCGTTACGTACCAACAGGCGAACGCCCCGGCCGCGGGGGGCTCAACGGCCGAGGGCGTTCGCGCCCCCTAGGCACCTGTAGCACTCGAAAGAGCGCTTACGGGCCGTCAGGCGTTACGTCGGCGGGCGGTTCCTGGCCAGGCACATCGAGGGTGGAGACCAGCCGGTAGGCCGCATCCCAGCCACGGTCGATGCCGATCGCGTGCTTGACGAACTGCCATTCGTCGTCGGTCGCCTCGACCAGGTTCACCGCCTTCCGGGCCAGCGTGGTCGCGCGGTCGAGTTGCCGCAGCGCTTCGGTGACCACCGGGCCGTGGGTTTCGAGCGCCGCGACGGCGTTTTCCACCGCGGCCAGGACGTCGGCTGGCACCAGGTAGGTCAGCTCGCGCGGCTCGGTCATGGCAGCACCTCCTCAAGAAGAACCGCCCAGCGTACGAGCGCGTTTCGCCCGTCCCTGACGCCGGGCTCGACGGGCAGGTTGAGGTCGTGGGCTTCGTGGACCAGGCGCGAGACCTCGGCGGCGGCCTGGGTGACGTCCAGGACCAGCACACGCCGACGGCGCGGGATATCGTTCGGATCGGGCATGAGGCGTCCCCTCGTGTCCCATGGGGCCGGCGCGGTAGGTCGCGTGCGGCCCCGCTGATGTGCGGCGGACAGAGGAGAGCAGGCGGACCCCGGGCCCGGATGGCGCACATCCGGCGCAGGAGCGAGCAACCGGCACCACCGAACGTCACCCAACAGCAACCGACGTTCAGGCTGGTCAGCGGGAGTGTGAGAGGATCGCCGCAGGTCAGCGAACCGGCACGCGCAGTACACGAACTATCGCTGAGGAATCCGGCGGGGGTGTCGATTCCGGTCCTGGCCGCTCGTCGGTTGCATAGGGGCGGCGACACGCGCCGCCGCAGATCCCCGAGGGAGGGAGCATGCGCTACGCGCTGCTGATCTACGCCAGCGAGCAGGACTGGGCCAGCCAGAGCGAGGAGCAGGCCCAGACCCAGTTCCAGGACTACATGGCCTTCACCAAGGACATCGTCGACCGCGGCATCATGCGGTCCGGCGAGGCCCTGCAGCCGACGGCCACCGCCA